CCGCTGTTCCTCCCAGATATGGATACATTGCGTATAATTTACTATACAATGAATTACTCTTAAGTGATGTGAATAATGTGTCAGTAGCCGCACTCATTGTAGCATCTACAGTTCCTCCTGATGTAATTACATCTGCGAGATATGCTGCGGCATCAGGGTCAATGCCAGGTGCTGATGGAGTCGGTGTCATCGTAGGGGTTATAGTCGGTGTCGGAGTTACACTACTCGTAGGGGTGGGTGATGGAATCACACCCGAAATTGTTTTAGCCTTAACAGGATAATAGATTAACGCTTTTTTGTATTGATTTGCGTAATATACTTCTTCCCATAAAACTGGCTTTCCGTTCTTATCTATATAAGGCATACTTTAATTTAATATAATAATGGGGGAAGGACAGATTTCCCTCCCCCGTTTTTATTATGGGGGTTATTACTCCCTATCAACAGTGATGTTACTCGCTGTCAAGAATGTTGCCAAGTCAGTGGAAACATCCATTTGAGGAATACTAATGATTTCCTCTCCAACAAAAGTTAAATCATAAATCTGTTGGTCACCCGGAACAGATCCTGAATTGATTGTTGCTGCGGAAATATACAATCCACTTGGACTTACCAAGAAGTATTTTCCACTCTTTAGTTTAACAACGAATACCGTTCCAACTGATTTAACCAACTCTTCATACAATGCTGTATATTCCTGGTCCCATCCCGGGATTTGAAATTGTAAAGTTGGAACAAATGTGAAACTCAATGATTGAGTAACAACATTCACTTCTTCAGAAAGGACGGCCGCTGAGTTTCTTACCAAATCTATTTTCTTAAGTTCTCCCGCAGTTGAACCTGAGATTGCGGTTACTTGACCACCTGCGTCGTATGTAACAGATGCGAGGTTGATTGAAGTTCCTGTGGTAGTTAATACCCATAAATCTTCAACACCTGCGATGTTATTAACACACGCATTTAGTGTAAGACCGCTTGTAATCACACAATTATTAGCCATATCTTTTTGTTATTTGTTTAAGTTTATTATGATATTCTCACACACAATGATGGGAAGAATATCTTAGCCCCCGCACGGAACTGAAGTGACATCCTTAACTGCCTTGTGTCAGCACTCCACCACATCTCAGCGTTATTTGCGTCAGTCAAAAGGTCAGTTCCGTAAGCGATGTTCTTACCATAAGTAAGTAACGCTCTTCCCGCTCCAATCTCACTTGAAACAGCAACTGTATTAGTGGCGGGGATCATGATTGAACCAGGAGATTCTGATTGACCCTCAACAGTATATGCGAAGAAGTTCGCATCTCTTAAACCTAACAACAACGCTTGGTAATCACTTCTGTTTAAGAATAAAACAGTTGGTGAGAACTGTAATGCGTCAGGTAAGTTTGTTACATAAGTATCAACAACCGTTAAAGCGTTTGTTGGTGTCATCGCTGAATATGTAACATTTACAGTTGTCGCTGAAGCGGCATCCAATTGAGCATTCAAACCATCAACACAATCTGTTGGTGATTCACCCTGCCAAATTTTTCTTTCTGTTGCGACTGCTGCCTTAGCAATCAAGTCGTTCAAGAATGCTTCCTCAGCACCTGATTCCTGATTGTAACTACCTGGCTGTAATCTCAATCCCATTATGGTTGTAGCCAATTTTTCACTACAATATCCCTTTTGAATGTTGTAACTACAAACTTTTAATTCGGCTTCATCTAATACGATGTCACCAAAGTCAGTGCTACAGTGACCAGTTGCTAAAATACTGTCAATATCACCAGTATCAAATGTTGGAACATACTCGCTATTTTTAATCTCAGGGAAAATAGAAACGAATTCCGTCATATTTGAACCGATGACAACTTTTGTCATCAACTCAGTTTCATTTGCTGAGACATAATCTACCATCCCAGTAATATCAAAACTGAAGTTCTCTTTTCTTAATTTACTCATCTTAATTATTTTTTTGATTTCAATTTATTAATTATTTCCAATCTCATTTTTGAGAAATCTTGATTTACTTTATTCTCTTGTTTGACTGGAGTGATGGACTCTGATTTTTTGAATTCGTTGTAGTCCTCAACGAATGAATTAAACTTGTTGTTGATTGCTTCTATTTCGCAATTAAAAGTCATTAACAAATCGTGAATGGCTTCTTTGAGTTGAGTGATTTCGTCTTGACCCATCTCTTCTTCTTCGGATGTTTCTTCAACTACTTCCTCAACAACTTCTTCTTCAGAACCTTCTTCACGAACTTCAACCAAAACTGATTCTTCATCTAATACTATTTCTCTACCATCATCTAAACGATGTGTTCCAGCAGGAGCGGGTTCAAATCCTTCCTCTGTCTCTATGTAGATAGTATCACCGAGTGTAATATCACCTTCAGATTGGTTGGTTATAAAAACCTCACCTCCTTCAAGCGCTACTCTCTCAAATTCAACTTTAGTTACTTCGTTATTAAACTTATAACCGACTAATGTAGCAATCTTGTCCAATGCTTCTTTATAATTATTTGGCATCTTCTTGATTATTTAATTGGTTTATTATATATCTAACTTCATCAATAAATACTTCATCATCATTCTTATACAAAGATTCTTTACTGTTCATTAGAATATCGTGTGATTCACAAGGCATATAGTTTTCTCCGTGTTTATGGACTCCAACACATCCATACACTTCAACCCCATATTTCCTCGCTTCTTCTTCATTATCAAATAGTGGTAATCCATCAACCTCACCAACTTTTGTCATACCGACAGCGTTGAGATTACCTGGTCTTGAAAGGAATGAACCCTCCAATGAAATACCTGTTGTCTTATTATTTAAGATATATTCTTCAAATACTTTTTTATTATCCCACTTGATTGTTGCCATCCAAGTTCCTTTATTTACCTTGAATCCCATCTTATTTGACTTATCGTTTTCAGGGTCATCAACAATCCAAGATTCATAGACATATCCTCCATTCAATTTTAACCCTGAATGTTCATAATTAAAGGATTTGTTCCTGTTCTGCTTGAAGAACTTACGAGCCATCTGTTTCACTGTGTCCTCACTGAAGAAAACATAGTATAATTCACCCATTTCGTTCCTTCTAACGATATATCTATTCGGCTCCATAACAACAGTCGTAACCTCGTAATTGAGTTCATCTGCGAAGTCCTGTGACGTTTTAACTGGAACACATGCGGGAACTTCTCTACCATCAACGATCTTTGTTCCAATGGGTTCATAACCTTCCCAACAAGGATTTGGTGTAATGAACTCGTCCTGTTCTGACAATGGTAAGACATTATCAGGTTGTCCTTGAGTATCAGGATATTGTTTTCTATAACACTTCAATCTGGCTTCATCTTCACCATAACCTGCGTCAAGTAAGTTTTGAACACAACCAAATCTCTCCTTCATTTCACCTCTAATCTGTTCTATCTTTCTTTCACTCCAACGTAATGCGGGTTCTCCACCCCAAAGTAAGTAAGAAATTGTTCCACATGCTTCAGTATCAGATGGGTCATAGTATTCAGATGCTCTTGATAGATACGAATACATTCTCACTATAGTTTCCTCTGAAATCGGTTCTCTATTCGCTAGTTGTTGAGCCCTGACTTTACCGACCTGAGTCGCACATTTGTTATTGACTTCCTCGTTCAATCTAATACCTCTCTCAGCCGCTTCTGATACTGCTTGAGGATAATCATCATATGACTCAAAATTCTCTATTTTAACACTGTTTAAGACCTTAACATCAGCATTGAAGTAGTTGTCATTTTCAGGAATACCACCAATAAACCCTTTCTTACCATCATACTCAATTAAACAGATTGCTTCAGCAGCAGGTTCTCCCTCAAATAGAGCGTCTATGGAGTTATATACGACCAATCCTTCCAAAAGGTCTATGGCTCCCGTATAATCTTTAGACATATAGATTTCATATTCTGTTAAACCACCTCTACCTGTCTGTAATTCTATGGTAGGTCTTGTTCCAAGTGTAGCAGAATTGATTGTTCTTTTGGCTCTCTTTGGAATCTTAGCAGCAAACTCTGATGGTGTTATACCTTCAGGGACATTGAATACAATCTTCTTGAATAGATGGCGACAATATTTACCCGATTTATATATTTTCAAATCAACTGTGGTATTTCTTGTTCTTGGAACTAACTTATATGAATTACCATCACTTGTTAATTCTGCTGAAATACGAGTTAAATCCTCATTTCTATAAACCAAGTCCTTTCTGATGAACTCTCTACAGAGTTTTCTTGATTCTTTTATGAGTGTTGAACCTAATCCTACCCCAACAGCATAATAATACCTTATTATTTGTCCATTTCCGTCCATAGAAGGAGATATTTCCTTTGGTGTGGAGGATATGGTATAAAACTCTTCTTTCGTTACGTCAGAGACCTTAAAACCAGCGGAGTTTTCTAATAACCAACCCAAGTCCTCACCTTTATCACTAAACTCTTGTCTAATCTTACAATCATCACCACATTGTGTTTCATCTTCAAATATCTCCCACTGATAATGTGTGGCAGGATTCTCAACAAGGGATAGTGCTTCTACACCTGATTCTTCGTCATTCTCGTCTATATATAATTCTACTAATTTAATCATAATCTACTGATTTGTTCTAATCTTGAATTTATTTTGTTTGTATCCTGTATGTCGTTATACAATACATATGTTTTTATCGGTCTTTGGTTCTGTTTTCTAATCTCCTGAACCAATGCGGAGTCATCAACCGATAATGCTCTACCACCAGTGGATACATTTATCTGTGATAATAGATCCGAGAATTGTGCGGCAGCATTCTTATTTATAATTGCCTCACCACCTTCCAATACCAATCCTCCATTCATCATAACTCCACCTTCTTCGTGTGATGCTCCCATAACCAATCCACCCCTTCTCGCTGGAACGAATTGTTGTCCTTTAACGAAATTTATTTGGTCTTGAATGACAACACCCTGAGCAGCACCAATACCTCCATAAATAGCGGCGAGGATTTGTCCGGCAGGTGGTGGAACTGTTGCGAGTGCTTTTAGAACTGCCTGTGCTGTATTCGCAATGGAACTCGCCAAACTAAATCTTAACTCGGTTAGACGAGCCTTCTTTTCCAATTCAAATCTCTGTTTCGCAATATCCTGCCTCAATTCTTCTTGTATTTGTTTCGCTCTTTCCGTTTCATCACCTATGGACGACATAGCCAGTTCCTCATAGTAATCCAATTCTTGTAATTGTAGTGAAATGGAAGCCGCTAAAACACTTTGAATACCATTACTGATATTTGTAAATTCTTCAATTACCTTGTTTGCGAAATCTTGAACAACCTCAATTTGTTGTTGGAACTCAATGGAATCAATCAACTTTTTTAAGTTCTCAATTTGTTCTTCTGTAAGGTTTGTTGATTCTGCCGATATTGTTGAAAAATATTCTTTAACAGAATCAATCTGTTCTTCATTTGATATAATGAATTGTTGTAATTGTTTGAATTGAGAATCACTTATTTGTTCTCCTTGTTTTGCGATATTTGCTTGTATCTTTGTTAAAGCATCACCAAGTTTTACAGCAACATCTTGTGTTTCTTGGTATATCTTTGTCTGATCTACAAGGTCTGCGTTTATATCCTCAATCAACCCCTTTTGAACATCTGTTAATTCATTAAATCTTTGTCCCTCAAAAACTCTCATAGATATTGTGTCCAATATCGCATTATTTAATTCTTTTGTTGTTACTTCATTCTCAATAGCACTGTCTTGTAAAGCGACAATGTCAGTTAATAACTTACCATAATCTACATTTATACCATTTAATTCCTCTGCTTTTGATACAATCTCATTTAGATTTTTTAATTTCTCATCATAGGTTTTTTGGTCAATATCTCCTAAATCTAATTGTTGTTTTAGATTTTCTCTTAACTTATCTTGTGTCTCAAGAGTTTTCTTTAGAGTTTTATCATAATCTTTCCATTTATTGTCTATATCAACTGTTTTTTGGAAGAAGTCCAATAGTATTCTTCTTTGATCTTCATCAAGTTCGTCCATACTAATTGAATCAAGAGTATCTCTTAATCTATTCAATCTATTTATTTCAAAATCAGAATCCCCCCCATCACCAAATAATAAAGTAGATACAACACCATCTGTTGATGCTTCATCACTTGATGCGTATTCATTTATTGAATCTATGGAATAAAGTATCTTTGCGAATGAATCCTCATATGCTTCAACATTTTCATCTTCAGGTAGTTTTATTCCACCGATTGCGATTGCTAATTGTCTTGTTAAATCAAGTTGTTCTTTTGTTTCACCAATACTCGTTCCAATAATATCCAATCTCTCTTCCAATAAAGCATTTTGGTCTTCAATAAGTTTGTTTGCTTTTCCAACAATTTCTACTTCACCTCTCGTCTCTGTTGCGAGTGTCTTTGTCGCTCTGGCAGTTTTCTCTATAGTTTTGGTAAGTTGTTCCAATAACTTATCATACTCAGCATCCAACTTATTTCTATTCTCCTTTTCCTTATTTCTACTCTTAACATTCTTGTCAGATTTCTCTCTCTCCTTTCTTAACTTGGCTTCATTCTCATTCAAACCATCAAGAATTTCAAGGTATATCTTTTCATATTTTTCAACCTCCTTTGTGACTTCTCCAACTGCTTCTGCTTGGTTTTCTGCTGCTTTCGTTGCCCTTGCGGCATCGGCGGTAAAGAATCCATAAACAGTTGTATATTTAGAAATTGCGAATAAACCCTCTTCCCACCAAGATAAATTATCCTCCAATGAACTTGATTGTGCTTCTATCTGTTCTTTTAACGCATCTGTTAATAACGCACTCGCTGCCTCAGCCTGTGCCTTAAGTAAGATATTGTCTCTCGCCAATTCCAATCTCTCATTGAGTATATCTAACGCATCGGCTTGGTCTAATGTTATATCCTCTGTTATAACACCCAATCTATTGAGTTCTTCAAGGGCTTCCAATCTCTCTCCCTCACTCTTCGTAACATCACTTACAATACCTGCGTAGAAGTCAAGTTCCACACTTGTCTTTGCGATACTTTTCTGTGCTTCCTTATTTATCTCTCCAAACCTATCAGCCTCCTCATTTGATTTGAATATCGCTGCTGTTAATTTATCCCAATTCGCAATCAATGCTCCAATCGCCACAACCGCAGCACCAATACCTGTGGAGATAAGGGCTATTCTAAACGCTTTGAGTGCTCCTGTGGATGTTCCAACAATAGCGGCGTATGCTGCTTGTAGTCCTGTCGCTATTCTCGTTTGGATGTTCGCTGCCTTTTCTGTGACAACTCTTTTTAACATATTCGCTTGAACCAAACCTTCAGCAACCGCTCTAACACCTAACGCTATATTGACTGCTTCAAGGGCTTGTTGTTCCAATCGTTCAACCTCTTCAACTGTTTCTGCGTCAGCACCAAATGTTCTGGCTGCTGATGCGGCAATTAAGAATGAACCACTGACGAGTTCTAAAGCCCCACCAATAGCAGATAATTTTTGTTCTGTATCTAACCCCTCAAATTCCTTCTCTACATCCTTAAACTCGGATTTTAACTTATTGAGTTCTGCTGCGGTTCTCTTATATTCTTCTGAACCGAAATCAAGGGTTTTTAACTCATTACTTAAATCCTCAATAGCACCCTCAAGTTCGTTGATGTTCTTAATAACCTTACCTTCACCCTCCGAACTATATTTTACTTTAATTGCTAATGTCTTTGCCATATCTATAAGTATTTTATTTTAACAAGTATTCGTTGCTAATAACCCATCATTATCAACCACAATATATGTAAATGGTATTCCAACCTCTCTAACAAATCTACCAACAGGGAGTGGGGTAGAACATCCTGAATCAGAATATACATAACAACCACTATTCAATGATGAACAATTAGAATACACTGTTGATGATGCTACTGTTCCACCACATACATCACTTTCCGAAAGTGAAGTATATGCTGTAATCGTATAACAGAAACCAGGAGTCGGAGTAGGTGCCGGAGTGGGTGGTCTCGTAACAGATTGTTCTGTATAATCGGGAGCAACCAGTGTTGGACTTACCGTTCTATATGGGAACTTAATAAATCTACATTTCACCATACTCTCTTCTGTTATATCACCATCCTTAATTTCATACAACCTCCAAGTAGAATTTAAGAAAGTAACCTTGTCGTTGAATGTCACATCTGTAATATCTTCAGGAGTCAGTTTGAACATCCCCTCAAAGAACTTAGCGTCATCAGAATATAACTGATTTATATACTCTCTATAGAATTGTCTATATGTGTTATATTCAGTGTATATCTCAAATGTGGTCGCTTTGGACTTAAAGAAATCCCAAGTAGGTTGGAAGTTTATATCACTAAAAGGAATACTAATATCCTCAACCAGTTGTGATAGGTGATTCATAGCAGGATAATAACTATGAGCGACAGAAGTAGCACCTGAAGCCACATAAAAATCTGATAATGTCGTAGCAGTAGTGGATGTATAGAACGGAACTAAACCACAATAGAACCCAATCTTCATACCGGTTGATACAGGTTGTTCTTCTATATCTGCTCCTTGATTTCTTATGTATAATGAAGGTATTACCATAGTCGTTCCTTCATCACCCACTGCGAGACAAGGCATGGACTCAAACTTTATTTTAACATCTTGATTTCCTGACAATATCTGTGATTGTTTATAGAATATCCTATCACCAAATACCTCATTAAAGTTGTCAAAGTAATAAACACTCAACTGGTCTTTACCTTTCTCTTTTGAGAAATTGATTTGTTGTTTCAAAGAATAGTCCAACGGCTCAATAGAATAGGGTAAATTTAAGTCCAATTTGTTTGACCAATCCCTATCCTCACCTGAAGAGAGATATGTTGGATATGGTTCTATTTTGAAGTTTCTTTCACCTTCAGATATGGAGGTTAGATTGAATAATGCGATGAGGTTCTTAAAGAAATCCAATCCATTCATACATTCAATATTATCATCAAACTTAATATTGCCCAGTGTAGGAATTATTGTAGGTGAAACATATAACTCATAATCAGATTCATTACTACTAAAAGCAACATTGTTGTTTGGTGCTCCTGCTGGTGAAACACGATTGAACTGAACTGAAACTCTTTGTCCTTGTGTAAGTGTCACATCAAATACAAAATTGAATACGGAAGCACTCTTTCTAATTCTTATGTTTTGATAGGTATTATCCAATACCGTTCCCGTATCTATATCTCTCAATACAACATTGATATATGTGGATTGTAATACAAATCCTGTTAAAAATATTTCTTGTGATACACGGAATCTATATAACCCATCAATCGGCACTGTAAAGTGATTCGCACCAGTACCAGGTCCAGTATCGGGGAAACCACTTATCGTATATGAATTGAGATAATCAAATTCTTTATTGTTAAAAACTATCGTTTGATAAGTGCTCGGATTGTCAGGGGCTTCATAGTAATATTCTCCCCCTTGATAATTTACTCTAAACAAGTTTTGGTTTTCGGGTCTCTCACCAATAACCTTTGTTGCTGAAGTATCACTTGAAGTGGCAGATACAAATATACTCTTAAAATAATCTGAATCAAAGAAATCAGATGTATATGTAAATCCCGCTTTTGTGAAACACTTATCCAAAAGATATTTTGCGTTTATCCAAGGCTTGAATTGTTCCACACTAATAGGTGTTCCTGAATTCGTTATACCTGATAAAGAAAAATCCCATAATGAGTATGTCACTTCGGGGTCATAACCAGTATGTGCTAATGGATATAATATCTTACCTACAATACCTGAATAATCATCGTATGAACCACCTGAATAATTCCAAGTGGAGACAATATTATCATAATTTACAATATGGTCAATATCATCAAATTCCAAATCACACAATGTAAATCCTTGAAGAGCAGTAGATAGATTTGATGTTTCTTCAAGAATGAAAATTTCGTATAATGTTCCATTTGGAGTAATTGTTATTTTATTTAATCGTAAAGAACCCCTGAATATATCAGCACCTTGATTTTGAACCAGACAATCGGTTTTCAAGGTTGAATTGAAATCAGTAGCATTTACATCAAATGCTGACTGAAAGAATTTATCGTTAGTAATTGAAGCAGGTATATCAAAACTCTTGGAATATGAACCCTTCCTCTGTGTAATATCTTCAATCTCCTCAATCGTCTTATTAAGAGAAATTGCCAGATCTTCACTTAAGTCAAGATTTACCCAATCACCGTTTTTGTCTTTTGCTATTAACTGAACCATTATGTATTCTGTCTTCTTTCAGGGAAACCACCTTTATATTCTATTGATATAGATACTTGATTCGGTCTTTGGAAGTTCGGTTTAACTACCTCTGAATTGGTTAATATGATGGGATATAAATCACCTTCATCGTCAATCAACCATACACTTGAACTTCTCAATAACTCTTCTGTAATCCAATCAGCATCTGACTTTGGTATTATACCTGTATGTAATATACCCGTTAATGCTTGTTGTGTATTCCACACTTTATTTTGTGGATTCCAACCATAATAACTCACCTCATCCCAACCTTCAGTATATAACTTTGGTGCTTGTTGGAACTCCTGTCTTGATACATCATATCCCGTATCTTCTCTACCTCTAAATGTATAATAATCTAAAGTCCCCAATGAATTAACCCAACATACTTGTTGAGAATTGACAGAACAATTATTATCAAAGTAGAAATAGAAATACTCTGATATTCTCTCAAAATCCTGACAATTTGTCGGGGGTTGTGGAACTAATCCACAAGGACATTGGAGATATGCTGCCGCATAAGTGGAATAGAATGTTGCGACATTTATGTGGAATGTTCCACCACCACCTAATGCTTCAATTTCATATACTTGGTTAAACCAACAGAAGAACTCACCTGGTTGTCCAAAACCTGAACCATAATCGTTTCTCATCATAAACCTCTGACCAGTACAACGATTGGTTGCCGTAAAAAATGTATAACTACCTAAATCTGCCATTATCTACATAATCCTAAATTGTTTATTACTACATCAGCGAATGGTGGGAAACCTGTGAATCCAGGTTCAACACAAGAACATACAACAACAGATGTTTCAGGAGCAACTGTGAATGGAACTGTTGAACCATTATCACAATCCTCATAAGACATTGTAGCCGTCTTAACCTTATCTATATTTGATATAGAGTATCTATAACAAGTAGAACATCCCAATGAACTCGTAGAAGGAGTGGGTGTCGGCGTCGGAGGTGGGGCTGCTGTCGGTGGAACATAACCTGAAGGTAATGGAGTATTACTTGGTGTCGGAGTCGGTGGAATAGGATCGTCAATACTCTTCTGTAATGACACTCTATAGTATTTCACATCTGGTGGAAACCCTACGTGTTGTTCCACGTTCTTTGGATATGCTCCAACATAACAAACCATCTTCTTATACCAGTCAGGTAGTAGTGGTTGAACTGATGTATCCTCATCACAGTTATATCTCCATCCACCATTATACATAACATTATATGTTACACCTGATGTAATCAATGTATCATTCGCATCAAAGTATTCTACCAACGCACAGAAGACAGAATCGGAATCATCGTCTTCAGGATCAGTAAAGAAATTGAGTGCCGATAATGTCCCCCAATCACTCTCTCTAACATATTGTATTCTCGGTGCGTTTGTTAAATATCTATGTGTATCTCCATTAATATCATTTGGTGGATTGTTCCCCAAATAGAACGGAGATAAATCAGTTTCTTTATCATACCATTCTTTTATTGAATTACTAACGAACCTATCATCAGATGGTTCAAATATGGGGTCACCAGTCCCTCCTGTCCCGTTATATAGTATAGGGTCTCCATCAGGAGTTAATGAGTATTCCTCACCTATTAAAACATTGTATATCAACCAATCTGCGTCCATCCAACCCCAATCTGCTTTGGATAGAGGTTGTGCCGATGTTCTAATCCCTTCATTACGAGGGGTTGATTCCATATATGATTGTAGAATACGAGCAATATCTACTTGACCCCAATAGGTGTCTTGTGGTGTGACTTTCAATCTCGCAATCTTTTCATTGTTCATATAAATGTCAAATACAAAACGGAACTTGTATGTTGAATTCATTTGTGTTGAATCAACCTTATATACGATATTCCCGTATGCGTTTGAATATCTATCAGGGTATGATACTGAATTTATTGCCATTATTCATATATTATTTCCATACTATTATTTGAGAGTAATACAATACTATCTATTACCTCATCTATATCAAGTCCTAACTCCGCATATTCCTCTTTCTGTAGGATTCTATCTACTATGTCCTCAAAGAGTTCAAATGCTTCGTTTTCAAATGCCTCTTCTGTAAATAAGTCCAAAGCAGAATAACCCCTCTTACCGATGTTTTTTGCGATTGCGATGGATATACCCGTCTGTTGAGTTAAAGTCAAACCAGCAAAGGTAGGAATCGTTTTAACCCAATCTCTAATGGGTCTATATGGTGGGGGTTTTGCTCCCGCTCTTCTACCTTCTCCAAATAGAATGTCAGCACCATAATCCTCCATATAAATCAATATCTCATCGTCTTCAATTACCACATTAACAGATCGTTCCAAATTACCTGAACCATATATCTTTCTTGGTGAGGGGGGTATTGACCCACCAATCTTATTCATACGGTTGAATTTCTTGGAACGGATTCTATCACGAACCCATTTCTGTAACTCAACACTTACCTCGTTTAATAGTTGTTCGTTCATAGACAGAATGTTCCTTCTGCTCTGAATGTAATACTGGCTTCCACACCAGCAATATAAACAGAGAGTTTATCCAAGAATGGTGTGAATGTAACGGGGGTTATTACGTGATATGTTGATGTGGTTAGTTGGTTTGTATAATACTCAAGAAAGTCCTGTAATATCATATAACACTGTTCAACAATATCCACTTGATTCGTCTTAACATCATCCAACATATCACCAATAATAATCTGAAAATTGAAATCAGTATATTGGTCTGATGTTGTTGATGTTGTCGGTATAACGTGTAATAAAGGATACTTAAGGGGTTCTTTATCTTGACCTGTATCAGAAAGATTACCAAACGTAAATGTCTCTATTACGGGGTGTTGTGAAGCGAATGCTTCAAAACTATCTATTATGGACTTGAAATTATTCATCGTTTGTTTTTTCGTCTTAATTTATCTAATTCTTCTTTCTCCTTCTTCCTCTTACTGATTACATATAATAAATATGAAAGTGCTTCCTGAAGATTGAGTTTCAATACATCGTTCATCTTTAATGGGTCTTCTTTTGACAATACCATATAGGTGTCATAATAGAAGTCCGTTAATGACTTTAACTTTTCTTCGTGGGTTCTGTCGTCTGGCGGACTGACTCCATCTCCTTCATCTTGGCTTCCATATAATCCTTTTGCTTGCTGGTAAGTAATCCTGCGTATTTCAAAAAAAAAAGCATGGCAGATAAAATATCCTTAACAAGAAAATCCTTCATATCAACACTTCTACCGAGTGACTCATCGTAATCATATAACTCTGTTGTGTATTCACCACTATCAAGGTCGTATGTCTTACAGGGTTGGTATAATACTGATGCTAAATGTTTTAAGTCATATTCTTGTTGAGCCGTCAATACTTCCAAATCTGAAAATTGTCCCCAAGTCATCGTTGATGGTTTTGCCAATCCATACATTACACCCTTATAGTTTATGAGGGGTCTTACATTACTCTTGGTTGTTGAGTTATTGAAATAGTTATTCAATACCTTACTGACAAATCCTATCTGTTGGACTGTAGCCTTCCGTATTTCCTTTAACTCAATCCCTGTGAGTAGAGATATGTATTCAGCATTTTTAATGTCTTTACCCTCCTTATTTATCTTTTTGATTTCTTCATATTGGTTTATGGTTACACCTTCTAACTCATATTCCTTTGTTCCTAATACTATGTTCATAAAAAATGATATGTTTGTTCTGGTTTATCTGCGAATTCCATTATGATGTATCTAACGCAATCTATCAGGTGGTCATCACCTATCGGTGTATTGGTGACTCGTCCTGACCTGTCCTTCTTAAATTTTAATTCACTGAACTCCCTGTATAAATTAAGTGAATCTTCGTGTATGTGTATCTTATGTTGTTTCATTTTGGAAATACCATAC